ATATTCCGCGTCCGGGTCTATCCCGTTGCGGAGGAAAAACAGGTCTTCAAGTTGTATCCCGGCTGCTTCTTCGTGGGCTTCTCTGTTGGTCATATTCTCCTCCTTGGTAAAATCGCCTAACCATAAAATAAACACGGACTGAACAACATCCGAGTGCCCCGAATGGGGCGGTGGTTCGCTTATAGTACGTCGCAGCCGGTTATTTATAACCGTTATCCCCCTCGAATTTCCCCGACAATATCCCCCTCGATTTTCTCCCTCTCCCGGTCCACCATCTTGTCTTCCAACCACGGCGCAGGGCGGCCGCGCCGGTCGCACACGGTAAACTCGACTTCCGCCCCGCCCTGGCAATCCTCAGTGCTCGGTGCCGTCCGGGCTGGCAACGGCTTGAAATACCGGCATGAGTCAACCCGGATCAAACAGGGAATTCCGGCGATGCGGGTTTCAATCATGATACCACCGCTGGGCTTCAGCGTGCCGGTTGTCCATCTCGGTCATGATCCCCTGGACGCTCATGCCAACAATTGCGGCGGTCATCAACATGACAATGACAACCGCCAGTGCAGTGCTCAGGACACCCGCTCCAAAACGCTTCCTTTTCATTTTCCCGCTCCTTTTCGCGCATAATCCCTCCGTTCGATTTTTGCCATCTCGACAGCATAACAGGGAGGGCACGCGGTGCTTGTGACTTCCCTGTTTTCCAGCGGCTCTTTCTCTCCGACAACGGTATCGCAATAGCAACATTTGACAATCATCTGACCCCTCCTTGAGTGGTTGATTTTCCAAAAGACTACCAGCCGCACCTTCAAGTGTCAATAACCTTTTTTAAAAATAAATATAGAAAAACTACTTGCAGAATCCGCTTTGCCGTGGTAATTTTTCCAAAACAAACACAAAGGAGACAAACCATGAAAATCGAAGAAATCAGGAAACAGGCCGGTCTCAATCAGCAGACCATGGCGCAGGAGGTCGGGGTATCCCTGCAAACTATCTCAAATTGGGAAACGGCCGGGAAAACCCTTGACCAACTCCGGCCCCTGGCGCGTATGGGGGTAGAGCGGTTTGCCAGGCAACACAAGATTGCTATTAATGTCTAAAAAAAAGTTTTGCGGCGCACAGCGTCCGCAACAACGGGAGTTAAAGGGAGGAAAACAATGATTGATTTACAGCAGTTTTGCGGCGAGATGAAAGCGATATCTGCACCATGGTCAGAAGGGGACTACTCTTTTGCAACCAATGGGTATGCCCTTATCCGTGTCCCGCGCCGGTCGGACATTGCCGAAAATGAAAAAGCCCCGCCGATAATGGGACAGAATATCGGGTCCGTGTTTGGGAAAGAACCCGCCGCATGGTTGGGAATACCGGAATTCCCCCCGCCTGCCGACGAGGAATGTGCAGAGTGCGGGGGGGATGGGGAGGTCCGCCCGAGCACCCCATATAACACGTATGACGAGCAGGAGTGTTTATCCTGTGGCGGCAGTGGTAAATCAGGGGGAATCAACCCGGTACAAATCGGCGGCGTTTATTTTTCCGATAGGTTGCTCGCAAAGTTATTGACACTGCCGAACGTGAAGGTTGGTGTTTTTGGGCCAACAAATACGGCCCGCATTATGTTTGATGGTGGGGATGGGCTGATTATGCCCATAAAATAATAAACACAGGGACAACGGAGGAGACAATGACCAGAGAAGAAGCAATGGCAAAAGCGCGGCAACTGAGCCGCACCGGCGTTTGTTCGGTGGGGGTATCCGAGTCCGATTATTTGAATGATGATGGGACAATCGGGCATTATGCTTTTTTTAATGTGACGGTTGACAGGTTCGGTCTGCATTCTGAGCCGAGCTACGAAAGCTGTTTCAAAAAGATCGAAAAGCAAATCGAAACCGAGCGGGTCAAAGTTGTCGAGCGGCTGCGCCGGGAACTGGCGGTGGCCGAAGCTGCGATCACGCCAGAAGGAGATGAATCATGAACACACTTTTTTTAGATCTGGAAACCATCCCGACACAGCGCCCCGGTGCCATCGAGGAATTCCGCGCGAACGTGAAACCCCCCGGCAATATGAGCAAGCCGGAAACCATCGCTGCATGGATGCAAAACAACGCCGACGCAGCTGCGGAAGAAGCTTTTCGCAAAACATCATTTGACGGTGCGCAGGGGGAAATTCTCTGCATCGGCTTTGCTGTCAATGACGGCACGCCATGTCACATCGGAAGAGCCATCACCGGTTGTGAATCAACGCTGTTGCATGATTTTTATTCCGCGATGTCAGGGTACAGGGTGGATCGCATTGTCGGCCACAACGTCAAGGACTTTGACCTGCGGTTTTTGTTCCAGCGCTCTGTTATCAACGGGGCGAAACCTTCATTCCCGCTGCGGACGGAAAGCCGCTACTGCGGCGACTATGTTTTTGACACCATGCTTTCGTGGGCAGGGTGGGGAAACCGGATCAGTCTCAAGAACCTGTGCGCGGCTCTCGGTATATCGGTCAAGGAAGGCGACATTGACGGGTCGAAGGTGTGGGACGCGGCCCAAGATGGGCGGTATGAAGAAATTTTCTCTTACTGTGAATCTGACGTTACCGCAACGAGGGAAGTCTATAACCGCATGACCTTCGGGGGGGAATTATGAACGCGCTGCAATCCATTCAATCGGAGTTGAGAGCACCCAAAAATCAGACTAATAAGTTCGGGGGGTATAACTACCGATCCTGCGAGGATATTCTTGAGGCGGTCAAGCCCTTGTTAAAAACGTATGATTCTGTTTTGACTATCTCTGATGAAATAGTGGAGGTAGGCGGGAGAGTCTACGTCAAGGCCACGGCACGACTCACCGAAAAGGCGGGCGTCGTCACGGAAACAACGGCCTTCGCCCGCGAAGCCGAAAACAAGAAGGGGATGGACGAGAGCCAGATAACCGGCGCCGCATCATCCTACGCCCGTAAATATGCCTTGAATGGTCTGTTTTGCATCGACGACAACAAGGATGCCGACACCGGGCACCATGATCAACAGCCGCGCAAACCCGTCACCGAAGCACCGGCCACACCAGTCAAAATCCCGCTTGAAAACGTGCTGGCGGAAATGGAGGGGGCGTTCAGCCTGAAGGAACTCGGTGACATTTTCAAATCCCGGTCGCCGATGGCCCAGGCTTGTTATTCCAAGGGCGAACTTGATGCCATGATCGCAAAGAAGGATGAACTCAAGGGCAGGTTGAAGTGAACCTCAAGCTAACCCTAATATCGGATGCGGTAAGGGATCGGGCGCTGTCCGTGGTCCGGTCCCTGCCGCTGGGACACGAGATTGTGATTCGACCGGCGAAGAGCAAGCGGAGCAATCAGGCGAATGCACTTTACTGGCGCTGGATTGACGTTATCCGGCTCCACGTTCTCGATTCCACCGGACAGGCTTACGGCGCCGATGCTCTCCACGAATGGCTAAAGGGCAAGTTCTTGCCGACCGTGACCGTTGAGATTGGCGGGGAGGTGCAGCGGTGCAGGCTCAGCACAGCAAAGCTCAACACCAAGGAAATGAGCGAGTACATGGAAAAAATCGACTTTTATTGTGTAAACAACCTCAGTTTGTATTTGCCAATTCCCGGAGTTGAGGAAGAATAATGTTGAATTTTGTCAGCGAAAATGGGAAAATCGTGGTGCTGACAAATAGTTGCATTGTTGTTCGTCCCACCACAAACCATACGCTTAGGCCATCCAAGGCCGAACGCCCCCAAACGGTGCAGCTATTTGTCAGCGCAAATGCAAGCCTTGGGGGCGTTTTTTTATGCCCCAACGCTTATGCTCTGGCAGTGGGGCGCGGAAAAACATCATTGCCCGGGAAGATCGCGACTTCCGTTTCCGCCGAGCATCGCGGCCCAGTCGATGCAAAAACAAAAGTGCTGGCAACCGTGTCCCATAGGACCAGCGACCTGATGCCCCGAAAGGGGTTGCCTCATCAGACGCCCGTAAGGGTGGGGGAGAGGGCTAAGTCTCCCAGGAGGAACGCACCGTTTATGGTGCGGGCTGTAAAGCCGGGGACCCGATTACTTCCGAGACTACATCAGGGAGGAAAGGGGTATACCTGTCACTAAAATAAAAAAGGAGGATAAAATGGAGTGCAAGAACTGCGGTCACGAGTGTTACAGGGACGAGGTTCACGTTGGAGTTGGGGTTGTTTCCGGCCCATGGGGGTGTCCTTGCGGATGGAGCGAGGATGATAGATACAATCTTCTGGATGGACCCAAGAAAACAGCGAAGGGCGGGACCATAGATCAGTATGGCGGGGTTATCCCGAATCGCGACAATGGAGGCATGAAATGAAAGAGCTATTTTGGAGGACGATCTTTCGAAGCACCCCTGCCAAGTGGATATGCTGCGGTTGCAATGGATGGGACACCCGGCGCGGAGCCTTTGGCCGGTGGATAACCGAGAAATATGGAGACGCCTAATTCTTTAACAGCCCCATTCATGGCGGAACAGGAGGGAAAGGATGAGTGAAAATCGCAAATACATCGAGTGTGAATGCGGATGCGATAAAATTTATGTTTCGGCAACCGATAAATCCCCGCTCAAGGGGATGTGTGCCAGGTGCCGCAAAGATGTTGATCTTACCGATGGTGTTGACGACTTGGCCGGGTGCAAGTTGGTTTTAACTAGATAGCGGGACAGGAGGAAGAGGATGTGCGAAAAAAGCGAATCCTTAACAATTATAGTTTATGTTGGAGAGCCTGCCCGCGAGTACCAGGGCGGAAATTTTCTGAATGCTATTGACGAGGTAGCAAGTTACTTTTGTCTCGCCCGGACTATGGATATTGAAGAGATCAAAAAACTGCTGGCCGTCTATGCCGAGAGGGAGGGATGAGCCGCAAGAAGCCCACCAAGGCCGAGCAGGAGGAAGAGAATGCAATTTTCTAAAAACAAACCGTGGAGATCAAAGAAATACCGCGACGCCGCAAGGGGCCAAGACTGTAAAATGCGCCTGCCGGGATGTCAAAATAACACGGAAACAGTTGTACTTGCACATCGCAACGGGTCCGGGATGGGGATGAAGGCCAGCGACCATAATGCGGCGGATATGTGCCATCATTGTCACGAAATTTACGACCGCCGCCGGCGATATCCGCCGCCGGGCGACTACATGACCGCCGTCTTGAAATTCGAGCAAGCCCGCCTGGAAACCATTATCAACCGGATATCAAGGGGTATTTTAAAATGACCGTCTGCCCATTCGGTGCGTGCCAACATTTCACGTTTAAAAAGCTCGTCAGGTGGTGCAGACTCCACAACAAACCGATCACCGGCCAAGGATGCGGGGGTGAGGATTTATCCCCGTCTGCGGTTAAAAAAGGAGGAACGTCATGATACCCAAACGGCACAATTTGATTATATCCATGGTTTGCCTGCTGCTGCGGTGGTCGCGGTGTGGTGTTGGTAACGACCAAGCTCAGGGGCGCCGCACCGAAACCTGAGTACCACCGAACTTATCGAGAACCACGGACGCCGAAGGCGTCCCTTGCAGCGCCTGGTTATGGCGCGGATCGGAGACGAGATGTACGGAAAAATGAAAGGGCACCATTGCTGGTGGCTGACAAGAGACGGAAAAGAGCTTGCCAATTTCGACAATGAAGAAGAGGTGGACCGAATCATCAACATGGAGGCCGGAAGGCGTGACGTTGCTACATGCCTCGAAAACGCGATTGTGTCCGCCAAGTCGGCCTACATTGCCGGGGTAGCAGAATCCCCAGAAAAGGGCATGGAGTGGTTGCACAACTACCTGTGGGGGCCTGGACTTCTTCCGACAGACGAAGAGCTTGAGGCCGGGGCGCAAGCATTTTTCGATGAGAGCCACAAGGGCTATTAGCACCCTAACATAACAAAAAGCACACCGGCCGCAGGTCCGGTGCTGTGGAAGTTAAAACCTATTCGACGGTTTGAATATTTGACAACAAGGAGGAAAAAATGAAATTGGGCGACCGGATCAAGTTTACTGCCAGGCTGGAGCGGAAAACGCGCTCTGCTGGCGAGGGTCGAGGATGGAACCGGAAGTGCTGGGAGCGGAGGGACCACGACCCGGCGGAAGGGGTGTTTATCGGAACGCGCACCCTCCAAGATGGCGTCAGGGAGTGGGACAGCGAATACGGATGGTCTTGGTGTAAGGATAGACATTTCGAGGCCGCACTGGTGGTTTTTTCGGAAAGGCAAGCGCCCGTTCATGTACCCATCGAGTGCATTTCGCCGGTTTGAATATTTGTAACAACAAGGAGGAAACAGTGGCAAACGACTTAAATTTGTGTCAGTTCATCGGCCGCATTGGCCGCGAAGTTGAACAACGATTTTTACCCAACGGGGATGCCGTGTGCAATTTTCCCCTCGCCGTGGGCTGGAAGGGGAAAGACAAAGAGGGTGTTGAATGGGTCTCGGTTGTCGCTTTCAAAAAGCTGGCGGAAATCATCGTCCAATATTGCACCAAGGGCCAGCAGATTTACATCTCTGGCAAGATACGAACTCGCAAGTGGCAGGACAAGGATGGTAACGACCGATACTCACCGGAAATCGTCGCTGACCAGATGCAGATGCTCGGATCAAGGGCAGAGCAGGGCCAGGCCGCCGATAGTGGCCCACAAGGGGAATCTCGCAGCCATAACCGCGTGCCGGGGATAAATGAGGACGAGGAAACAATCCCGTTCTAATCAGGAGGGTCACATGGAATACCGAATGACAATAACACCGGCGTTTGAGGCCGGGAACCATTCCATTACATTCGAGTTTGAAACTGCCGGGCAGATGCTTGCCGCCCAAAATACCGCCGCCGACCTTCTTCTGTTTCTGCAAAATACCGCCGGGGTAATGGACGACTACTCGAACGTGTTTTGTCTAGAAGAAATGATTGAGGGGGAATGGGAAGAGTACGATGATTTAACCGCGTTTTAATCTGTATTCCGAATTGAGCCAACACAGGGGGGACCATGTCGAAAACAGCGAGGGAAGCATATCTAAACGGATACATAGCCACCGGCACCGACCGGTTCGGGACGATCGGAAAGTTTGACCACACATGCCCGAATATGGGGACAGGGCCGAACACCACCAAGGCAAAGTGCATCGAGCGGCAACAACAGGGCGGCGGATGCCACAATACCCGCTGCAAGATCGGACTGGAGACAAGCGGCTACGCGCCACCGGTCAAAAAAGTCCGCCCGCCGCGCATCCGCAAATCAAAAGCGGTGATGCCGGGACTGTGCGCGTGTGGTAAAGTTGCGGTGTCAAAGGGCCAAATGCGGTTGGCCAGGATCGACGGGGTGCTGTGCCGGGAGTGTTTGGACACCAAGCGGGCCGAGTTGAAGCCCTTGCGGCAGCAGGAGCAGCGCGAACACAGAAAAGCAGTCAGGGCGGAAAGACGGATGGCGAAAAAGCGCGCCCGGCTCGAACAGAAACTTGCGGAAATAAAGGAAAACTTGAACCAACTGTGATATAGGGGGCACCATGAATATTGCAGAAATGGAGGAAGTAATTCGGCGGCACCGGGTGATGATGCAGGAAATTCTGTGTGCCGCGCTGACACTGGAGAAAATGTCCACACTGGGAGGTAAAAGCTGCATCGGGTATGGGGCTATCGGCTACGGTGGCGGCAGCGGAGACCCTGCGCATCTGCTTGACCGGGCTATGTCGGTCACGCGGCATATACGGGACGGTGAGCGCAGAGCCTTGATTCGGTGGCTGGCGACCAACCACATCGAGCCGCACAAGTGGCCCCGTCTGGCGCTGGCATTCTGGCATAGGGTGCCGGTAGACGCAGCTTCGGATATGGCGCGGGTTACTGCCGGGGTTGTTTGACCAACAGGAGGAAAATGGATATGGCTTGTAAAAAACACGCAAAAACCCCCGTTAAGGGATATTCCGATTGTGTGGGTTGTGAAATTGAATATCTCCGCACTGAACTCGCCGAGAGTGAGAGGAAGAGGGGGGAGGCTGAAGAACGGGCGTCGCATTGGGCCGACATTGCTGGTAACTTTGGAAAAGAAAAGGATGATGCTCTGGCGAGGATGGAGGAACTTACTAACTCGCTACAACAGATTAAGGATGAAAGCAACGGCGTCGAGGTTTTCTATGCCGACATTGATCAGGTATTAAGTCGCTTAGAAGGAACCTATATCATCGCCCATCATGCCCTTTCACTCCCCACTACCGGAGCCGCCGACCGTCTCCGTATCGAGGAACTCCAGGGAATAATCGAATCGGTCAAAAGCAAAAAGATCGGAATAAACAATCATGACGACTATTCCGACCTGTTGCATGATGCCCTATGTAATGACATCATTACGTCTATCCGCTCCCGCATAACGGAGATGAAAGAGGAAGGTTAACGCCGCACTGCATTCAAATACCAGCCGACGCTTCGGGTGTCGCCGCCCGGAGAGTCTTTGATTAGCAGCACATACCCCGGCCACCGCGTCACAATATAGTCGGGGTTGTGCTCATGGCGGTAGGCTTCGCGCTCTTCCGGTTTGTCCCGGTATTTCTGGTTGAGCGGGAACAGGTAGTGTCCCAGAAACGACATAATGGCGGACAGACGTGAGCCGCCAAGTTCCTGCCCTCTGTCCTCAAACTGGCAGACGTGGATCAGTTCGTGATTGATCAGGTTCCGGTCCACGTTCTCGCCCCGGAAATGGATCGTGCGCCCCAGGGTCACGCCGTCAATTCTGCGCGGGAAGAACCACAGCAGTTTCGAGTTGTAGATGATTCGGACCTTGATTGCCTTGATTGTCTTCACGCCATCCTCCCCAAGTAAACGGGCCGCTGATCAATTATGTTGCCCTGCTCGTCCGTCACGTCTTCGGTGCCGACTTGGAACAGCTGGGTTTCGTAGACCGTCTCTGTCTCCCCAGTATCGTTCCCCTCGTCATCTAGGATAGGCTTTTCAACTGCTACCTTATCCTGCCCCATTCTCTCAACGCGGATAAGGGTTCCCACTGAGTTATCACCCATAGCCTCTAGCGCGTTCGCTGCGTAGTCGTCGATGAGCACGCGGACGTAGCCGTTTGAGACGGGGGTGTTAACCCACCCGAGAAATTCCTCAACCTGCGCAGCGGTGGGATTACCTCCCGTCCCGAAGAGGTCAAGCGCCGTCTGTGCCAGCAGCGCCAACCCTGTTTCGTGGTCGGTGTCGTAAGGGGGCTTGAATTGCAAAATAACCGTTACCATATGTTCACATCTCCCGCATCTGTCGCATTCGCTGTCTGCACCTTCATAATGCACATTCCCCCCACAGTGACAAGGTGTTGGCGTACACTCCGGGCAATCCGGTCCTTGTTTGTGCATTCCCCCTCCATATTTTTAGCCCAGTGTGGTTTTGTACCACGTTGCGTCAGTACCCTCAAACCCACCAATATTCGGAAACCATCCAGCAAAATGATCCGAGTCTGCTGCGTCGCGCCCTAGCTTGACACTCGCCGGTGTCCAAGCAACTACACTGCCTGTTGCGTCCGTATCAATGTCAACAGTGTCCAGCGATAGTGCCCAGTCTCCGGCCAAGCCCTTGACGCCTATCGTGTATGTCTCCCCTGCGGTGAGAGTTGCGGCTGCACTAAGGGTTGTCGTACCATCCGTGAATATCAGGTTGGCTCCGTCATAAGACAGCTTGTTCGTGCCATCATCAAGCAGCGTTCCGGCTGTATCCGTTGCTGCGGGAATTACTACAAGTTGTAGCTGCGTTCCTACTTCTTCAAGGGGCTCATCTAACTCCGTCGCCTGACGGGTGACTGTGGTTCCCTCAGTCTCAATCCAAGGGCTTGCAAATGCTCCCGCCTCTACCTGAACCCTTGAGAGCGTTCCTGTGACGGTGCAAGTGAGTGTCCCTGCGGTAGCCGTAACGGTCAGTGGTGAGCCTGCTGTTGCTGTTCCCGTTGCTGTTCCAGACACAGCAACATCCCCTGTACCGAGAACGCTGATGGTATACGCCTGCGCTGTCGTGGTGATGTTTTGCGTAACCGGAGCGTTGGAGTTGAGAAAGAGATTCGTCCTAGCAGGCCAGTTGGAATACCCGAACGGCCCATCGAAAGGCTCTGTGTACCACTTCCTTGTGCCTGCTTTGGTGGACAGCGAGACGAAGGGTTGAATGGGATTGCCGTCTGTGTCGGTGTCGTACCAGACGGGGATGACTTCGCGGACTGAGACGTTGTCGAGGGAGCCTGTGAAGTCTGCAGAACCAAGATAAAAATAAGAAGATCCTTCAGTAAATGGAAGCAGTAAATTTTTAGCCCCCGATGAGGTTATTGAAGTTGATGTAGAGTTCCCTAGATAAACCTGTAGTTCACCGCTAACCCTAGTCACATCACATAAGAATTGGTATTTTTTACCTACAACGATGGCTACACTTTTAATAGTGTTACTCCATGATGTAGCTGCAACATTAAGCACACCACCAGAAATTGTCCATCCTGCGTTAAGTGTCCAGCCAGTCGCAGACGACATATCGCCACCAGTTACTAACTCCGGCCCTAGCATCGCCCCTTCTGCCACGGTCGTTGCCAGCCTGCCCCCTTCAAACCCCGCTGTATTAGCTGGAGAGGTGACAAGAGTACCTTCATGATCTGTGACTGTCAGAGCAGGGCCGGTGTAGGTGGGAGAGTTTTGAAGTAAATTGAATATGTCCGTGACAAAACGGCGCACGGCCCCGCCCCTGCCGAGTCCTAGTTTAAATCCGAGTCCAAATCCCATCGTATGCTCCTATTGCCCCACGGCGTCAACCGTGTGGCCCTTGTCGATTTTATCCAGCGCCCTGTCGATCAACCCCGGCAGACCGTGCAGCCGGATCGGGTACAACTGGTTTTTAATGTAGGGCGGCAGCGGGCGGTCGATGCGTTTCATCCAGACCTCGCTGACCAACCCGCGCCGGATGGCTTTCTTCAATTTCTTGACGCCCAGCCGGTGGCTGATGGTGCGGTCGATGTCAGCCCTTGGGACAAAACTGTGCAGAAATTGATCGAAACCAATGGCGATTCCGAGCAGATAACCGATGCGCTTGCCGTTGTGAATGGCGTACCATTTTTTCATGCCTTGCCCCTGATCCTTTCAAAGCTGCGAAATCCGCCAAGACCGAGCAGACCGCCGAGCAACACTGTCAATTCACCCATGTCGATAGCGGGCAACGGCGGCACTTGCCAACCAAGGACAGCGGCAACCCACGGCAGCAGTGGGCGCAGCAAAAAAGTGTAGCCAAGACCAAAGACGCACACCCACCCGACCGAAGGACGCCAGCCACTTTTGAACAGCGAGGGGTCAGCAGCTTCGATTTTGTTGATGTCAAGCTGACCCTGGATCACCGTCAAGTCGGCCTGCAAGACAGCGGCTTCAAGAGCTGCGGACTGTTCGAGCAACCGCGTCCTTTGCTCTGCCGTAATCGATTCCTCGCCGGTCAGCGCCGTGCGGATGTCCTTGGCAAATTCACCCGCCCCGCCCAGCAGCCCGGAAACCGCGCCGGATGTAATACCGTCCCAAAATCCCATTCATACCTCCCTGATATCCAAAACAAACGCCTTATATTCGGTGTACTCGATCAATTTGGCAAGGGCTTTCTGGCTGTTCAAAATCATATCCTGGCCGTCACCCCGCAAACTGCCGAACCCAATGGCAATGCAGCCGAGCAAGTCACTTTTCCAACCCTTGCCCGTATCCCCGGCCCAGTTGCCCGCATGGATCAATATCTCGCTCCTGGCGGTCACATCCTGCAACCAGAAGCACCTTCCGTGCGTCGGGGAGACATGCGGGGTACAGAGATATACCCCAACCGGGATGCAGGAAATATTGCGAGCGTTATCCTTCCAGGGCAGCTCGACGGTTTGCATTTCCAGCGCCTCGCCTTCGAGAACGCCGAACGTGCCTTCTTCGGTCGAGGGTTCGCGTGTGAGCGTCAACCGGATCATGTGCGACCCCCAACGGCTATCCTATGCCTTTCCTTACATGTGGCCTTGTGGGATTCCAAATCAGCCCTTAGTCTCCCATAGTGTTCAATTCGGTCCTCTCTCTCCTGTCGAAGCTCCGTGCTAAGTTCATCTAGACTCTTTGCCATATTCCCCATTTTGTCGAGAAGAGCCCTAAACCCCGTTCTTATAAGCCATGCAAGGACGGGTAGACCCACGGACAACAGGAGGGCGACGAGGGCAGATAGGCCGATGTATACGAGGTCCGGCACCGTTGCGGGCATTCGTCCCCCCTACTTTTTCTTGCCGCCGTGACAGGGCATCATCTTCCCGCCTGTTCCGCCTTTGGGTCCTTTGGGCTTGGTCGTCTTTCTGGGAGGTCTGGGTGCGGCCATGGTTGATTCTCCTTTACGTGTGGGGCCACTCTCCGGTGGCGAGTCGATAAAAAACGGCTACGGTCAAGCACCCCGTAGCCATCAAGACAAGTCCAGTAGGCCCGAAGGCCCGATAAATTGAATAGCTAATCAGCGTCCCCATTTAATGCTCCCATTGTCGCACCGCCCATGCCAGCGGCGCGGGCGGCTTCCGTTGTTTTCCGATAATCGTCCAGTCGGATTATTTTCCCATCGAGAACGGCGGCAAGTTCCTTCTCCGGTATTTTCCCGCCAGCGGCACGAATGAGGGTTTGTGCATAGTCGGGATCGAACAATGCCCGGTTCACCATGGCGTTGATTTTGTCGTCTCCATACCTTGACAAGATATTCATCAGTCCCTTGGCAACGGTGGCGGTGCGGGAGAGATACTGAATTTTCCCTATCTGGGTCAGGATGTTCTCCGCCGTATCACTTCCGCCCCCTATAGGGCTTCTGGTGTTGCGGGTGGATATCTCATAGGCCCGGCGCATGGTGTTGAGCGTCTTTATTTTCTCCGGTTCCCCTTTATAGAGAACCCTCATGACGGGGGCGTATTTCGCCATGGTTTTCTGAAAGGCGGCATTGGAAATGATCGGGCTTCCGACAACGTCCTTGGCCGTGGTCTCGATGGTTCCCATGAGGTGATCCGCAAAGGCTTTTTGCAGTCCCTTCTTCCCTGCCGGGTCCTTTTCGACCATGCGCATGAGCTTTGCCGCTTCCTGTCCTGCGTTTCTGCCCGAGAACGCAGCGGCTACGGCCCTTTCGGGGTCGGACCCAAGGATTCTCCCGGCTACGGATTTTTCGAACTCTACAGAGGCTTTTTTTGCAGCGTCGGCGGCTTGTTGCGCATTGGCAACGCCTTTGAAATCATCCTCAAGTCCAAATCGCTTGAGCAGCGGCCTGTTTCTGGCAAACCACTGATTCATCTTGCTTGTGACGATATTCCCCTCTGCGTCCACTGCTTTTTCGAGAAGGTCATAGGCGGCATGGTCCCGCATGATGTCGGGTGCATCGTTCGGTGCCGCCTTTAAAAGATCGTCAGCGGCTGACAGGTTGCGAGCGTTCCAGACCTTTGATGGTATTTGTGCAAGAGGCGTCCGTGTCGCCTCCCTGTTCGCTCCCGGCCTGAGCAGTTGGCCCACCGTCCCCTTGCGGAACACTCCGGCATAATCTTCCCTGAAAAAGCGGTTAGCTTCTCTGAGTGCGCCGGTGGCCTCGGTGTCTTCTGCCGCACTAATCACCTTGTCAACAGCCTTAGCCGCCTGGTCATAGCGGGACGCCATCCTCCGGTTTGGTGTCTGTGAAGACATTATCCGGCTTGACTCCTCCATTAACTCCGATCTGAGTCCTTGGAGGTCATCCAATGACAGGTTGCGGGGGAGTCCTTCGGCGGTCATTTCCTTTCCGTATTGGTCAACCAGCCCGCCGCCCACTTTTTGGGGTTTAAATGCCCGCCTGACCACTTCAAGGATGTCGGGAACATTGGCCGGGTCTTCAAACTTGGACATAGGCTTTGAAAGTCGGGCGAAATCGCCCAGCATGTCATCCACTGGAACAATGGTGCCCGGCACTTCATCATAGAGTTCACCGGCCCTAGCCTTCGCCGCCTTTTCACCAATTTTCAGGGTGTCAACAATCCTCTGACCTGTCTGCACCGGGTCCGATGCGGGAAGACTACCGGCCTCAGCCCTTGCCGTTCCCATCATGGTCTGTTCCGCCTGCCCCAGTCCTGATCGTTGCCCCTGTAATGAGGTAATGAGGTCGTCGACCCCTTCTTTTCCCCCAAAGGCTTTACCGTAATATGCGCGGAGTGCTTCGTTGTTCGCCGCCAACTGTTCGGCGTTCATATCCGCACCGGACCCCGGCTGTCTCATCTGCGCCCGTTCGAGCTTGATTAGATTGGGGTCGTTGGTCTGCTGACCCATCGTAAATTTAAGCCCCGGTATTTCCTTTTCGATGGCGGAGGCTTCGGCGGCGTTCTTGGCGTAAATAGGCCCCGCCGAGGTGTTGGCTTTGATAATATTCCCGGCAGATGCTTCGGCACCTTTTTGTGTGAAGGCTTTTTGCGCCGGTTCGGTGATGGCACGAAACGCCGTCTTCCCACCTGATTTAATTGCCATGAATGCAGGGGCAAGAAGCTGGCCCCCCATTTCAAGAGAAGCCCCATTTGCAAGGTCGTTGACCGTCTCAAGCGCGGTGTCGGCCATACCTTGAGGGCGTCTAATCCCTAAAGATTCATCAAGGATATCCGCTCCCCTCTTCCCCATGGCATATCCCAGTCCTCCCCCGGCAACGCCGAGAACAGGGGAAGCCGCTGGCGCACCGGGACCTGTGGCAAGACCGGCACCGGCACCAAACACCGTACCCAGAGCCGCACCACCCCCCTCAAGCAGAGGTCTAGCAGCCCTTGAAACGGACCCCCTCCACGTATCGGCGGGATTTTCCAACTGCCCTACCGGGGAGTGGGAGGGGTCAGTCGCTGTTTGTTCGGGTTCCCTGGCCGGTTCTTTCATCCTCTTGGCGAACTTCAACACCTGTTCAGGGGTCGTGCCTTCAGGGACTTCGAAGCGTCCGATTCTTCCGTCTGGAAGCTGCACCTTTGCGATAGGCATTATTCAAACCCCAGAAACTGGATGCCGCCGGTTGCGGCAGGTTTATTCCCCCCGTTTAGGTCATAGTCAATCATGAGGTCATACGGCAACGTATCCGACCCCGGCCTGCTCATGGCCTTTTTGGCATCTTTGTTGTAGTTCCGAATGACGTTTTTGTATGCCCTTTCGTTGATGTCGAGAAGCTTTTTAATTGCCGGGGCGGAAAGTGTGATTTTCCCACCGACAATTTTTTCCGCATATTCACGGTCAGCATCAGACAACCCGGTTCCCGAACCGAACTGCTTGATGATTTGTCCAACTTGGTTCCCCATAGTTGCCGCGTATGCTTGGGTATTTGCTACCGGGTCTTCAGCAAACTTGAAACCCAGGCGTGTTGATAGCAAGTTCCCCATGTCCGTCAGGAATTCAGCGCCTGAGCCTGTAATCATCCCTGAGTCAAAAAGGCCCCTTGCGATTTTCAAACTTTCGAGACCTTGAACCGCGCCTACCGCGTCGTCTCTTCGTTTGATAAGGTTGGTCGCCATCCCCTCGGCAAGTTTGTCCATCCCCTTCTGACCACTGTCGACCGTTTGTGATACCTTGGTTGCCCCGGCCTTCTTCTGGTCCATGACGTTCTGCTGCCATGCCGCGTAAGCCTCCGGGCTGTTGGGGATCTCCTTCCCGCGCAGGAATGTCGCGTAGTCCTGAGACAACCCCTTGTAGGGGTCCCTCTCTTGCCCTTTGCTAATATACTCCATCCCCTTGAACGGATCGCCGCCCCCCTGAATAAACCGCCGACCGATATCCTCCATCCCCATCGGGCGGGGTTTTTGAGGGCCTGCGTACCCCTCGGCAAAGGGGCCGGTAGGTTGCAAGGCGGTGGCCATGGCGTTTTGGTTCGTCACCCGCTGCTGGTTTGCGCGCTCGTACTCATCCATCTGCATCTGCTGGAATTTCTGAGCAAAGGCATTTTGCTGCTGGCGTTCCTGGTCAAGCCCGGCCTGCCGTCTTTGCTGGTCGCCGTACATCAAAATATTACCCTGCCGAGAAATCTGGGCAAGGATGGGGTCCATATAGTTTGCCATGCTGACTCCTTAATAAATCGGCTTGACCCGAGAGGCTGCTATCTGATCTTGCCCCATGTTATAAAGCATGTAGTTGTTCGCCGCCCCCATTCCTGCCCCCGCCATACCGCCGATCATGTTGGCGCTGTTTTGCCCTTGCTGGTTTGCGAGGTTGGCGAGGGTGTTGCCCTGATTCATGTAGGTTGACGCAACCCCTTGGCCGGTTGCCATGGCGTTTTGCCCTGCTGTTTGGGCCGCGCCGCTGCCGATTTTTGCCATATCGAGTACGCGCCCGTATTGGCGATCCCCCATGTTGCTCTGCATATTGTACAGGTCCATCAGCCGGGAACTGTTGCGGCCGTAGATATCACCCTGTTGTTGATATCCGAGACCATACGTTGTCAAGGCGTTCTGGTTTTCGCGATTCATGGTATCGAGATTCCGAGAATAACTGTCCTGCATAAACGGCAGCAGGTTGCGCGACATGGCGTCTTCTGCCCCGGACGATGCAAACCGCCCTTGTGCTCCGTAGCGGCGATTGAGTTGTTTCGTCATCTCCTCGGCTTGCAGTTTATAAATCGGGTCGTTTTCAAGATCGATGTTTACCTGACTTTGCAGACCGGGGATGCCAGGCATACCGCTTGACGGGTCGAGACGCGACAACGCGTTGACATATTGCCCTTCTTCACCCAAGGTGCCCGGCATGGCGGAGCCGGTAGGAAGGGGCGTTCGGTCTGGGCCAACGCTATCCATTGCTCCGTTGGCCGCGTTATAGACGGGGCTGATCAAACTGTGCATGGGGCCGCCGCTGGGGTATTGCATGGCGTTGCCGAATGCGTTAGAGGTGAACCCTTGTTGGGATGGATCTTGTTGTTGGTATGAATAGTTCGGGCCAAACGCCATCCCGCGCAGGTAGGGTAGTGATTCACCGAAAAGTTGCCGCTGCCCTTCCGTGTCCGCCCGCGATTGACGATACATGTCCATCTGTGCGTCGGTTGCGTATTGCCCGGCAGCTGCTGCGGTGTTTGCCGCCGACTGCGTCCCCTTGGACGCTTCCTTACCCCCAAAGTAAGACCCAGCACCCCCAAGTAGGGCACCACCCAAAATTGCCGCGCCGGTTCCAATAGCCATATCACAGATCCTTTACATAATGGGTTTCCATTTCTGAATACCCTTTGCGTTTGTACAACATTTTGAGCCGTTCCGGCATAGAATCCGAAAGATGGACCATTATGGCCTTGGTGGCTCCAACTGCGCTCGCCCACTGTTCATAGGCGGACAGAAGCTCTTGCCCCTTCCCCCGGTGTTGAGGATCTACCCACCAAAACATTTCCGTAGCGATTGTTTCACCACTGTTCGGGTCGGGGTAGGCCATGGCCCCGAGCATTCCGTGAAAATCATCCTGCACCAGCAAAACGCCAAATCCGGAATCGATCAGACTTTCCCACGTCCTGCGGAAAACATCCGGTTTGTACTTAACAAAATGGGATGCCTCAGAAAATTGACGGCACAGCACATCGATCTGTTCCAAATCTTTTTTTTGGGCTAACCAAATCACGCCACCTCCTTATGCAATAATGTGTCGGACCCTTCCTCAGGCGCTCTCCATTAGGCCCATTTCTGCGGGTTTATCACTCATCAATCTGTCCTTTTATGCGGGATTACATCACCAAAAACATTCGATAGTTTGATGGGGTGCCGGTTGTGGATCTCACTACTTGGACATGCTGCTGCACCAGCCGCGCTACCGGAGTAGCGTACGGCTGTACCGTCTGCACATGCTGCTGCACCAGCCGCGCTACCGGAGTAGCGTACGGCTGTACCGTCTGCACATGCTGCTGTATGAGTTTGACGGTTTCGGGCATGTCTTATGCCGTTACTTCGATGCCAAACTCAGCAGCGTTAATGCTGGTTACATCCCAAGCCACACCGGTGTCCGGGTCCGTCTCCAAAATCTGCGGCGTGCGATTGTAAAGGTTGGACAGGGTGACTTCGCTGCCTTGCACTTCCGTTGACCCGGATTTGGCAATTGGCTTGACTTTGCGGATACCGCCGCCTTCTGGGTTGTTGCAGATATTGGACGCCACGACGCCAAGGATTGGCAGCACATTGCCCAGCGCATCGGTCTTTTCAACGGCAGTGATTTTCGTGGATACCTTGTGCCCGACCGTGGCCGATGATACATAATCAGCTACGGTCGGCGGGTTTTCGTCGAGCAGGGCATATGCGTCTGTGCCAGTCGATAGATCGAAATCTTGATAGATTCCGTCGCTGGTCGGTAGGTATGCGTCTACTCGCACGTCGCCAAGGAAGTCGTTGTTGGTTGTTCCGGTATCGTCGCAGAGATAGAAATCGTCCCAATTCAAACCACGACCATTATTGGTTCCCGTAGTGGTGGGATAAACATTACAAGCCGATATCCCAGTCGTTCCAAGATTAAGGCTGGTCAGATTAAGAACTACGACACCGTCAAAACGGACTTCCACCGACCCAACCGTATCACTTACAACGACCTTAACCTCCACAAAGGTCCATACATTAAGTTGTAGCGGTAATGACGTGGCGCCAAGCAGGGTCCCCCCTTCGCCACCATGCAAAACTTCCAGGGTATATGACCCATCAGCGAACCGAATAAATACGGGGTCCAGCCAGAGAAAACGCCTTGATGATAGACTCGAATTATTGCCACTAGTCGTACGGCGTACTGCACTGCCTGCAATCGCTACAGCCACTGCTGAAAAATCCTTGCGTATTCCCGCATTGCCATACAGATAGGTATCACCAATACCGTTCGACCCGGCACGCCTGCCCCATGCAGACGATATGTCCACACCACCATCCCAGTAATCCCAGTGGCATGTCTCTCCAGACCAATCACCAATACCGTCAAATCCGTCTGCCCAGAGTAGCGCCATGGTTAAAACCCTTTGTTGGTTGCAACACAGTCGTATTTATCTGCGGTAGCAGAATAACGGAATCCTATGTAATCGGTCTTGGATGCCCCCGTGGAAAGGACCGCACCCGGCAAGTCAGTGCTGAACCGAACCATGCCCCCCCATGTTACTACTCGGCCGCCGGTTCCATCCTGAGTGAGGCGCAGCGTGATTTTTTGCCCGTCATCCCCACCGGCAAAATTGACTGTGATATTCCCGGTCAGCGGCCCGATATCCACCAGATCCCCGGTAACCGTAGACAGATTTATCGTAACTTCCGCACCATATGCCACCGTGTCCCGTTGTGCCATGGCGTTGTTGATTTCCCGCGCAACTTCCAATAAAAAGCGAAATCCAGGGAAGGTAACTCCGGGAAAATTTCGGGGGTCTGGCGGTCTAAGTATTTCCTTAGCGGCCATATTCGAAACTCTCCGTTGCGCTCAAAAGCGCCGCCTGCGTTGCATCGGACATGACAAATTCCCACTGCCTGCGCTTGTATCTGCCGCATCTGCGGATGTTCACCCGTAGCTCGGTTTGGCTCTGCGCTTCAATTTCCGCTTCCCGGTATGGATGCCAGTCGGTCGAACCTTCGTCACGCCAGCGAACCATCATTTTCTTGGGCGTCGTTGCGGTGTCGGCTCTCTTGAAAATCAGAGTCAAGGAAGAGTGGGTTTTCCACCGGTCGGGAGCCCCCCGGTCGATAATGTCGGTTCGCAACACCGTGCGGATGTCCGCCCCGTCATCGGTCGTGCCCTCAACATCCCAAATCTTGCCCGTCCTACGGTCGCCAACCAGGGTCTTGTTCCAGTCCGGGACCTCGGCAACCCAGTTGCCTAGATATGCTTCATGCTGGGCAAGGGCGGAGTTGTAATAACTCCATTCGTACCACTGGTTCAGCCCGATGTCGAAAACGAGGGTCTTCCCTTCGACCGGGAAGGTCAGCACGTAAAAGTGCTTGCCGCGCATCTTGAGATAATCGCCCCGCGCATCGGAAAACGTCGAAAACGTCCGCAAATAACGCGACAGGGCAGGGGCGGAAACGATCTCAGGGGTCAGGCCGTTGAGCCGCACAACCTCCCGGTTATCATCAAGCCAGTAAAATGTGCCGTTGATGTTGGTCACGCTGTAGGGTGCGATGCAGCCCCTTTGAATGGCCCCTTGCAACTCTTTTACGAAAGTCGCGCCGTCATCCCGCCACACCTCAAGGCTGTTTTGCCCCCAGAAATACAGGTAGGCGTTTGCCACCTGGAAACTGTTTGTCAGGTCCGGCAAGGTTTCGTTATTGGCAAACGAAGAACTCCACGCTGTAGGATCGCCGGAATCTGCCCAGTCAAACCGCTCCGAATCGGACTGAAGGCCGACTAGAATCTGATTGATGGTGCCAATGTGTTTCACCGCCGTTGGGGCGTCCCCGTCTGTCAGATAAGCGCCCGTTGACGCGGCGGGGTATTGCCCTATCTTTCCCCCGGAAGCAATGTACAGGTTTGTCCCGGCCACGTCCGCGAAAGAGGGCCGTACCCTTGACACCATGGATGCCGTGCCGGTGACGTCCGTTTCCGCCCCGGCGGAGTCGATTCTGAACACCTTGCCGTTACACGCCGTCACCAGCTTCTGTTGTCTGGTCCAGTAATACCCACCGTCTACAGGCCCGGCTTCGGACAGGTCGGAGAACAGCGTCAGTCCGGGCCGCTTGTGCCAGACGAATTTAGGCCCGTCCGGTCCTTCGTACATATCCCAATATCCGTCTATCTGATTCTGGCTAAACCCCGGCAGGGACTTGTCGACGGATTTGTTCAGGCTTGTGAAGGGGATCGGCTGTGTCGGCATTTATTTGCGTCCAGATATTGAGAGCAGCGCCATGGTTAAAACCCTTTGTTTGGTGTAGCTCGGTTATTCAACAACTTCAATCGCAAACCATGTGTTTGAACCAGTTCCACCGCCACTCACATCAAGGTTCCCACCCGAATACTGTTGAGCCTCAAGTTCAAAATAATCACCTTCCGACACAGATATAACCGGGCTGGCAGTAATAGCTTGCCATGTATCTGTCCCATTGTTATTTAAAAACTGCTTAGACCCACCAACATAACCCTGGGATCCATTTTTTGTAATACTGATAACCCTCCCACCTGTTGCATCCCCGAAAAAATTTATTTTCCCGGTGAGTCTTACCCTTGACACTTCTGCGGGGATGGTGAACCGGCTAGTATTTGTTGCCAAGTCATGGAATGCTGAAGTATCGTATTCTTCTGTGTCGAAATTAATCGCGGTCAAAGTTGAGTCCGGTATAGTTTGACTCCCCGCAAGATGTACCAACGCCCCTCTAAACACCATTGACCCTGGGATAAATCCATCCGAATCCCTCACCGGTATTGTATCCGCCGTGGTCCCGGTGTCTGCCGCAACCCCCCCCAAGGTATCGGCATCCCCCACCGTTTGGAACACATACCAGTTACTGCCATCCGACTGAAAAACTCCGGTGGAGTTGATCGCCGTATAGGCCACCGAAGCCGCCCCGTTGACCAGCTGTCCCGATGCTGCGGCCACGGTCAGCGTATTGGCTGCAACGGATTTGGCAATCTGGATGATCTTACCGGCCATCAAAGCCGCGTCGGGGAGGGTATAGGTGATGCTGTTCGAGGTCGTATCCCCGACCACCAGCGCATCATCGACACTCCCCGCCACTGTCGCAGACGTGACCGTTCTGGTATCCCCGGCAACCGCTGTGACTTTGTAATTGTCAACCTCGAACAGCTTGGTTCCCCCTGCGTCGGGATCTCCGCTGTAAATCTCAATCTTGTAGATGCCGTCCCCGTAGACCGATGCGCGCCCCTGCGAATCAAGGGCCTTTTTCGTAATCGCCACAGCCTTACCGGAGTCGTCATAGGCATTTTTCGCGGTAGAGGTTCCGGCAACAAGAAATTTGGCATAGGGGGTCGTAATCTGTGCGCCATCGTAAATGACGCCTGCCGACAATAACTCTATTTGATGGGCGCGTGTGGGCACAATCAACTCCTGTAGTAAGTGTCACCGTCGATGTCATAATCCCGCCCCTGTTGCCCGAATATGGCGGTGTTGGCCCTTGGAACCGGTTGCGCATGGAGACGCTTCAGGGACTTGAGGGTTTGCCCGGCACGAACAGCTATAATCTGCGACAGACTTGCTCCGAATTCCGGGGCGATTTCCATAGCCAGGTTGTACTTGATTGCGGGTTCGTATTCGGGCGGCAGCCCGAGACTTTCGGAAAGCGAGGTATAAGACCCCAACGGCTTGTGCGAATACAAATGAAGGGTATAGGATTGGTCCGGCACCGGGTATAAGAGAACGGTCCCAGAAGACCCCCCGCGCTCGAAATACAGATCGTAGGGGCGGGATTCGGTGCTCTTCAGCGCCAACCTTGCATAATCCTCCGCCGCGATAATCCGCACCGGGTAGTCGGTTGACGAATCCCGCACGAAGGCCCGCACAATCCGTTGCGGCAATGCCGTATCGAACGTCTGGTTGCTGCCGATGGTGTAAGATCCAACTCCGGCCGAGATGCTGAAACTTTCTCTCGTCACCTGGTACAAACCGGCAGGGCTGGTTGCCCACTCCTGAAGCATGAGGTTCAGGGCTTCCATAATGTCGTTCTGCTCGGACGCGTCCGGGTTGGAATCACCAGTGACCAGCCGGAACGCGACCTTAACCATCTCAGCCACGGTCATCGATGGCATCCTCGAAGTCTTTGAGCATGTTCAGTTTGCTTTTGCGCCGGTCGAGTTCAACCCCGAAGGTTCTGGCGTGTATTTCCAGTTCCTCTTTGCTCATTTCGTTGATGCTTTTTGCCTCTTGCCCGAATTTGTCAGGGGTGTCAACCCACCCGGCGGGGATCTCCTGCCCCTCATCGAAAATTCGCGCCTCATGGTTCGGATGATATCGCCAGCAGCGTTCCGTCGCTTTCATAATGTCCCCGTGTATGCGTAGGTTCCGATGTGTTTGATTGTCACGTCCGGCAAAATATCGATTTCCCCGCCGAGTTCCCGCCATCTGCGACAAAAGGTGTAATCCTCGCCCCAATACTGGCCGTTATGCAGATCAAAATCGAAAAGGGCATGATATTCCTTACCGTCATGCTCATAGTGTGTCTGCGGGTAGGCGGCTACCATCTTTTCCAGGGCTTCCCGTTTCAGGGCAACAAACCCCGCACCAACCGCTTCGGCTTTCCCTTCCCCTGCCGGGTTCCAGTTGAAGACCAGTTCCTGTTTTTTCTGCCGGTACACCCCGGCCGTGAACAAATGCGGAGAACGAATCAACCGCACCAGATCAACCGGATTCCAGGCTAAGTCCGCATCGATAAACACCAGCACATCAAAACCGCTGGAGAGAAACCGTTGTACGATCTCGTTGCGGGCGCGGGGGAGGACGGAGCACCCGTTATGGATGTCCGTCTCCACCTCATAGCCGACACGATCCAGCACAACGCGGGATTTAACGAGGGAGCTGATAAACTGTGCATCAGCCCCCCCGTACATCGGTATGCCTAGATAAACTCTCACGCGTCGATGATACCGACACCAACGAGGGCGGCGCGGATTTCCGCCAGTTCGAGAATAACGGTTGCCAGGTCGGTTCCGACCGCGACGGACATGGTGGGTTGTACAACGGCCTCGCCATAGAGCCCGACCTTTTCAGTCGTTGCCCGGCCGAGAGAGGTGCCGTCCGGTTGCCCGGTGCCAACAATTTCTACTGCCATTTTTGCCTCCAAAAGAAAGGGGGGCCGAAGCCCCCCGTGTTTTTAGCCGATAACCCGACATGCCATGCTGGGCCGCTGTGCGAGGCTGCCGAAGAAAATATCGATCCGGCAGGGGTGATTGGAGTTGTTGATGTCATACTGGCGCAGGATGCGCATGTTGACCCCGTCAACCGCCATCTGCGACTTGAACGACACGTCCGAGGGCATTTCCAGGTTTGCGGAAGCAAAGGTGAACGCCTCCTTGTGGAAACCCATGTTTTGCGGGTAGGCCGTCGATGCGGTGCCGACAACGGTAACAGCTGCGTCGTTGGCGGGAAGCGCCGAGATGGTCTGATAGGCCCCGTCAGAGATGAGCGCCGGAGACACGGTCAGATCAACCTCGCTGGAACCTGCGGTCGCGTCGGCGGTAACAACGAACTGTTGCAGGCTGCCGGTGCTTTGCTTGGTGTCGGGGTTGACGGAGTAGACACCGGCGACGGTGAACACATCCCCGGCCTTGAAGGTCTGGGTTGCGCCGCCGAGTCCATCGACGTGCAGGGTCGAACTCCCTTCGTCCGGGGCACCGTCAACCAGGATGGTTCCAGACCGTGAGCCGCAGGTATGCACCGGCACGTTCTGGCTCATGTACCAGTCCGTGAAACCCAGCGCCTCGCCGCCCATGCGCCCCTTGGTGTATTGCTTGGAAACGGCTGACCCCGGATTGAACAGGCCCTTAAGCCCGTCCACGGTGGACGCTTGAGCTGCGGGGTTGATAACCATGCAGCGCGGATCTTCCGGCGTCGCGAAGTCGTTCATTTTCTGGTTGGCCTGGAGATAGACCAGAGCACTTGCGGGGGTCGTCCCGGCGGTGCCGACCAGGTTGTACACGCTGCGGTACATGTTCTGAAAGGTGATCAGATCGACCTCGGAAGCAAGCCGGGTGATCGCCGGTTGGATGAACCGCTTGGAAAACTCGTTGATTTCCAGGGCGAGGTCCGCTTCGGTGAAGTTCATGTCCACCCCGCGCACGGTCCCGATAGTCAGGGTATCGCTTTGCTCGTTCTGGTCCTGGGCGTCGATGGTCCAGCCGGTGCGGACGGTGTACTGGTTGGGCTTGCGGATGCGGATCGATGCCCCGCGCTTCTGGCCGCCGAACGTGGTTTCTTTATCGTGCTGCTTGTCAATGTTTTTGACAAACGGCAGGTTGTTGTGCAGGATTCGCAGCGCCTCGGCCGTGATGGCGTCGGGCTTCAAGTACGCGTTAGCCATGTCTTATTACTCCTTTAAATTTTGCCCTCGTTCCGCAGCCGGATCCATTCTGCGGGGTTTTCCTTGAGCAGCTTGTCCGGGTCGTGCCGGGCCGGCTCTCTGCCGCCAATCGGATTCGGTGGGGGAGGGGCTGTTGTTTGTTTGCGTTCCGGGTTTGTCAATTTCGCTTCCAGTTTCCCGAGAGCAATCGCTTTCTTGAAAGGCGGCAATGCAGAAATCCGCGCAGCCTCCTTGGGGTTTTTGCCCAGGTAGTAGGCCACGTCTTCGGGTGCGTCGGCCTCAAAAATCGCCGCAGCCATCTCCATGTCCAAGACATCGCCGGGAAGCGAGAACACCACCTCCTCGAAATCTGCGTGTTTCCCCCGGCCCTTGTCAACCGTGGAAGCCCGGCGCTCCTCGAAGGTTTGTTGCGCCTGCTGCTGCCGATATTCGGCTTGGCGCTTTTGCTCTTGAGCGCTGCGTTTCGCCTCGGCCTGCTCCAGTTTCCAATCCGCCACCGCCTCGATATACGCATCGTCGTCAAAATCGAACTGTTCCCGTGTCGGCTTTTGGCGGGTTGCTGGCACTTCCACGGGCTCCACTTTTTCAGGGGGGCGCTGTTCCACCACCTTGCGCAGGGCCTCTTCCAGCCGGTCCGCTCGTCGCCGTTCGTCTTCTCGCTGCCGGGTCAGGTCGTCAAACCGTTTGCGATACCAGGGCTTTTGCCGGGTTGCCTCTTCTTCCTGCTGATCTCGTTCCGCCTCCTCTTCGGGAGTTGGTGCCCCGTTCCCGGGTTCTTCGGGCTGTGCGGCGGGATCGTCCGCGAGTTCGGCTCCCTCTTCTGCGGGTTCTACACCCTCGATCTCTTCCATTTTGTCTCCTTCTTGCCTGCGTCAGCAGTGTTAAGTGAGCCTGCGATACGTCACATGCAGTGTTCCGCTCGCAGTATCTTGGATGGCCGCGATTTTCGGCCGGTTTTGGTCTGTCCCTCTCGGGATGGGGATACCGGATTTTTCCAAAAAGGCAGGCAGAAAAAACCCGGTGATTCCCGTTTTTTCCGCGCCAGGAGCGGCGGCGGTCGGTGTTGCTCCCGGTTCGCCGATGAACACCCAGCAATCTGTGTCCGAGTAAAAATCCAGGGCCTCAACACCTGACGGGATTGTGATTGTGTCTGAGGTTCCGTCAACGGTCAGATACTGCCCCCCGCCGACAAACGCCAGGTTTTCGTTGCCGTATGCTCCACTCATCTATGCACCTCCCATCATGCGCGTAAGAATTTGTTCAATTTGGCCGATCCTCTGAGCCAGTTCCTCAACTCCCATGCCCGACTGCATCATTTCCATTTGCTTTTTCTGGTTGTCGAGTTGTTTGCCCTCGATCTCCACTTGCCCTTTTGCCATATCCATCTGTTCTTTAGGGTCCGGCCCTTGTTGCTGCGGCTGGTTCATGGCGCGGATCTCTTCGGCCAGCTCGTCAGATTCCGGCCAGTCCAGGTTTTTAGCAATGCGCGGGACGATCAGCGGGGCCAGATTCGGCGCAGCCGACAGGATTTGCACCAGACCATCGGCGGACTCTAACCGCTTGGTCATGTACCCCGGCCCGGCGTCAACCACAACATCATAGCGGCCAACGGACAAATCATTCGCCACCGATTCACCAGTCACCGGATCGGTAACATTTATTTTGTCCCAACCCTCGGAACCATCCTCGTTGAGCAGGCGGACAACCCGTTCGGTATCGTAAATTTTGGGTATCAGATCAACTAAAATTTTCCCGGTGTATTTGAGTGCGCGGGTTTGATTATCAGTGAAAACAAATGTCGCCGTGTCGCTTTCGCGCTGCCGGGCAATGATGGCCTTGCCGCTTGTCTCGTTACCTTGTGCCCCGAGAGAGGCATCAAACAGACCGGTGGTCGCCTTGATGTCGTCTGCGGCCTGCATGGCTTCTTGCAGCGCCCCGGAATCTCCAATACTACCGGTCAACCGCTGCGGCGGGGTCTGCCCTGGGATGTTGTTGTACAGCAGATAGCTTTGCGGCTTGCGATGAGCCTCCTGCCATTGTGACTCGTGCCCTTCAACCTGTTCTTCCGAAATAATCCACGGCTGTTTAGGAGCCAGGGCGATAGTTTCCGCTGCCGTTGACCGCGCCCAGTTGTAGAGCTTTTGGGGATCTTTACTAAACCGGATGGCAGAGCGCAGTATCCTTTCGCCTTCAATCCAGATTTCTTCCCCCAGACAAGGGACAATCGGGATGTATTTCCCGGCCCATTCCTGCGGACCTTCCAGCACTTGAGACGCGGTTATTTTTGCCCATTTGACGCGATGGCATTTGACTTTGCGGGACCGGCGGTACGGAAGCGGGTTTTCGATCCCCTCGCCGGTGACAAACTGAACCGTTTGCCCCATACCGTCGTCCATGTCAAAACTCTTGGGCTTTTTAACCTCAATTACTCGCCCGTCGATGAGTTCGTAAATTTCCTTCGTTGCCGGTTCGCGCCACCAATATTCCGCAACCCGCACCGAGTCGGGCGAAAACCATCCCTGCGACGCCTCTCCTGTGCCGGTATCCAAATCGTTCGGCTCGGCGTTTGGGTAGGTGTTTTCGAACTCCTCCCGCGTCATGGTCTCGCAAATAAATGCGTAACGAGCATCCGAATAGTCGGTCTCGACAGCCGCTTGGTCAAAATACACCGCATGCGGGTTGACGATGCGCCGGATCATAATGTCCTGCTCAAACGTCAGGTCGTCGGCATAGTCGGTTAACACCCGCCAGTAGCCATAACCACCGCGTACTGCGGACTCGAATCCGTTGTCATAAGCCGCTTCAGCATCGCTGACATTTTCGATGTTGCGGATCAGCCCGGTCAGCAACTCGGCAGTTTTTGGGTCGGAATGATCGTCAACAGGGCGAACTTTGATACGCGGCCGGTTTTGCCTAGCATCCCCGATTATCTGCTTGACCACCCCAGCGGTTTTGTTAATGACGAGGCAGGGCCTGCCCTCCCGCTCCTTCAGACTCTGCGAGTCCCACTGCTCGCCGTTTTCAAACCGGATATCCGACAGCGATGATTCCCGGTTGGCATCCTCGGCGGTCATAGATTCACCAAACCGTTCGAGGGCGAGCTGGATTATCTCATCATGCTTTTTTTTCGCCATTTTATACCATCATCCCTGGATATTTTGGCATCGCGTACCATATCGTGTGCATCGTTACATGCTCATCCAGCTACCCGAAGTCTGCGGCTTCCCGGTTTTCCTCCTGGCCTTACCCAACTTTTCGTAGACCAGAGCCATCAGTCCGAAAGAATCAGAACCGTGACTTGACCAGTCGTGTTCTGGGCCAAGGCCGACATCCCGTGTTTCGTCTTTCTTTTCGTGATACCAACCCAGAGCATCGAGCCCTGCGGAACAATTCTTTTCGTCAATCCAGACGTTCGGGAATACCCGCCTTATCGCCTCCACCCGCTGCATAGCCGCCCCTGTGCCTGCATTTGGCACGACCTCGACATGGAAACCGGCTTTCCTGAGCTCCGATTCGTAGCTGACGCGGTAAACGCTGTCCTTTTTGACACCATCATGGGGTAGATAAACATTTGCCTTTTCGTACCCCCCGGCCCGCAACCATGCAACGTGATCAGAAAGTTCCTGCCCAACCGCTTCGTAGTAGTCTATGACCCGGATCTCTTTGCCGACGATCTGGATAATCCATATTGCACAGGCGTCCGCCTTGGCTCCCGTCCCCCCAATATCAAAAAATGCGTAGGTTGCCATCAGCGGGTCCCTAGGGACTTTGCCTATACGATTTTCCTGCCGCGCTATCGCAAGTTGCTTTGCAAAATACGCCCCGTCTTGGGCGGTGACGTAACCACCCTCCCAGACGTGATCATATATCTCCGGTCTGTTGTTGAGATCGTCCAGTCTCTCCTGCTCAAGCACCGCCGGGAACCATGGGTTATCTCTCCAATTCGCTTTTACAACTATCGCGCCGGTTGGTAATAAACCCCCACGCAGCAGGATATCCACTGCGTCGTGTTTCCTGGTGGGATTCCAACTAAACCACAGCTCCGACGCCATTCCGTTTGTTTTGTTTTCCCAGCGGATTGTCGGCCGGACCAGGTTAACCGACCGCTTGCTGAGACTCTGTGATTCCTCTCCCCAAAAAATGTGGAACCCCTCAAAGGATTTGACGGACTCGGTTGTGTGATCCTGGAGCCCCTGGAAAACAATTACCCCGTCTTTGGGGGTTTTAATCACGTCCTTGTAGACCTTGAATCCTTGTTGTTCTCCGAGCCCAAGCGCTTGTAACTTTTTCTCAATCAGCGGTTTTGCCGAGTGTTGCAGCGATTTTTGCACTTCCCGACCACAGATAACCCGCAGCCCTTCCCCCGCGTCACCTGGCCAACTGAGACCCAAATCACACAAATTTTCCGCAAAAAAATGAGATTTCCCGGACCCCCGGCCACCGTATGCACCCTTGTACCGCGCTGGGGATAACAGCGGTGCATAAACCTCAGCTGTCGGGATTTCCAGATGGCCGGACAATAACTCGCCTCACTGCATGATATATGGGTTTGCCCTCGTCACCCGCCACAGTGATATCTTTCGGCAACACTTTGCCGAGTAGTGTCATAAATGCGACAGGGTTCTCTTCCGCCTGTTTAACAAGATACTTTTCGCCGCCGCTCTTATCGAGAGCGCTCAGAATCATATCCTTGAGCTCCCTTGTTACCTTGTTCGGGGTCCCCTTACTCCTCCCCCCGCGTCTTTCCCCTGGTTTTGACCCTTTACCTGCCATCGCTACAAATTGCTACTAGAGCAATCTCCCTTTAGTTTGTTATCTCTCAATCTCCGTTGCATCTTTATACACGGCTCCCGATCCCCAGGGCATACCGTGGGGCATCTGCGGCGCTCCATGCACTGCCAGCAGCATCTAGCCATGTATGGTGGTTGATCGCATTTGCAGGGGAGCATCGCGGCCTCGGATTTATTTTCACTTTTTTTATAAAAATGTTGATATTGTTGTTGACACTGCTCTGCTAGCAGTCTATAGTTTAATCACACAGAGGGACAAACCAACCACAGGAGGAAATCATGAAATCTTTTGCTGAGATCCAAGCCGAATTGGCAATAGAGCACGCCGCACGCGACGAAAAAAACCGAGAAACCACACGCCGCGCAGCACCTACCAAATTTCGCCGGACCACCAACAAAAATCGCGTTTGCCCCCGTTGCGGAACTTACTGCTACGGTGACTGCCAAGCCAACTAAAGAGGATATAGACATGAAAGCAATCATCCAGGGGACCTTAGGCACCGACATTTACAACCAGGGCAAAAAGCTCGCATCCAAAGGGGACACCGTGAAAATTTACACAAGCGGAAACGGCTACGAGGCTGACAACAACGGGAACCGATTCCCGATAACCCCGGCTCAAATCCGGGCCATCCTTTACAAAGTTTGAACCAACCCAGAGCCAAGCCCCGGCCTTGTAGGGGCAAGGAGGAAATCATGAAAAAACACAATTATCGTTTTGACCAGTACGGCAGCGTTTACGAATACAACATTGATCATGGCGCTTATCTGTTTATCGGTAGGCTTAACGGCCGGTCCAAAAAAGCTTTTATCGCTGCACATGAACGCGATGATTATTGCGAAACTGATTGCAACTGCGATTGTAGTGAGTGACCAATGACCCTCACCGACCTAAAAGCCGCCGTCAAAGCCCTGGATGTTGCCGATCTGCGCAGCCTCCGGGCCACCATCAACGCCATACTCTCCCACCAGAGCGGGGCAAAGCGAAAATCCAGGAAGGGGATATCGCTGAAGAAATAAAAAAACCCCGCTTGCCGACAGGAGGAGGGACCGCCACCCCGGCAAGCGGGGAAACCACACAGGGGGAGGGGAGGCGGTCGACTAAAAAAGGCCCGAGCATTTTCATGCCGGGCCTTAGTGACAAAAATTAATGATGAGAGCATTGTCTACTAAATCTGTTTCCCCGTCAAGCCCTTTGATACCAAATTTTAACTCCCGCTGCGCTGGACCTGCGGCCAGCGAACTTTTTGTTAGCCCTGTGGATCATCGTCTCCGCATGTGCGGCAGCAAAAACCAGTGACAACAGGGTGTCCGCAACGCTTGCATGGGTAGATCGGTGGCGCATGATCTATCGCAAGCCGAGCGCGTTCCTTGTAATATTGTGGATTTTCAAAGGGGTTTTCTATTTTGTCGTAAGCCATTTTTGTCCTCTATTCTTCGGGCCTTTTATGCCCATATTGGTTGGGGTCTGCGAAAAAAGCCTGGCTACGGTTCCGCTCTCCATCTGACCAGTTAAGAAAAAAGTGGCATCTCCCCAACCTGTCCATGGTTTTTGACCTATATTCGATTTGAGGGCTAACCAAACGCTCAACGGCGGACTTGCTGCCGCAAGTCGCGCTCGCCTCGCTCTGCTCTTTTTGGTCATTCTGCTTTTCCATCCGTTTCTACTCCTCTGGCCGCAAGCCCGTTAGCTAAGCGTTCGCCCGTGGCCATTTAAAGGCCGCGCTCCTCCTGCTCGAAGCCTTCAACAACCACTTGGCTTTTCAGCAACTCCGTTGTGTTCTGGAATGCCAGCATCAACACTGCCGGCGAAATGTTCAGCGGGTACACGCTCCCGGCCCGTCCCATGCCAGCCATGACGCAATCCACGATCATGTCCAGCACGTCGATCAGGTTCACGTCTGCCGGTATCCCGTCCTCTTGCAGAAGATGGTGGCGCATGATCTTGCGGTGATTGTCCCACCATCCCGTCTGCTTGAAGCCGGTCAGAAAATCACGGTGAAACCCGTCGATGTCGTCCAGCTTGTCGGCGTCGTGCATATTGGCGGCTCTGTCGAGTAGCCCCTTGAAAAACTCCAACCCTTGAATCACGTCGCCGCGATGTTGCACACTGCTGTTGTAAAGCTGCTCCTTCGTCACCTTGGCGAAATCGCACGTTCTGGTATCGGCTGTTTGGCTCTTGCGAATGTGAATCATGTCGTTTCTCCTTCTGGGTTGTCATTCCTAACCAACGTAATGCAGCGGACGGAACAACGCTGGTAGTAAATTTTAAAATCTCAGTGGTTCGCGGGCGGTCCGTCGCCGTCCGCTGATCGGGGGCGTTATTCGTTTGCCCTCTTCCGACAAAAACTCAGATCATCCATCCCATACTGCCGCAGCAGGGTATCGAGAGACCCTCGGGCTATCCCCAACTGGTAGGCCGTGTCCTTTTTGTTGTAAACGCTCGCCAACCGGGTAATTGCCTCTTTTGGACCCATCCCGCAGTTGTTGCGGATTTTCTCCACGGTTGAAATGCCACCGCCTGAAATAAAACGTTTTTTGCAGTGGATGCAGAACGCTGCGGCAACGTGGATAGATGTACGGCAGACAGGGCATTTCCTGCGGCCCTTCATTTCTCGCATGTGCAACGGTCCTGGCGCCACCGCCGTTCCGTTTCGGCCAGGGCTTTTTCCAGACGTTCAACCTCGGACACCAACCATTGCGCGTTTTCGTAGCTGGCCGCTTTCAAAATCATGAGTTTTGTTTTGATACTTTTTAACTTGTCCATGATCCCTCCTGTTTGTTTTCAAACCGTGAATATTCGCCGTGCCACGACAGCGGGACGGTCCCCGTTGGCCCGTTGCGCTGCTTGGCAATGATGGCTTCCGCCTGCCTTGAATCGGCCTTCTCATTGTAAACCGCGTCCCGGTACATAAAAATGATGGTGTCTGCATCCTGTTCTATTTCGCCGGAATCCCTGAGGTCAGACATAACCGGGCGTTTATTTGTGCGCTCTTCCAGTTTCCGGGACAGCTGGCACAGCGCGACGACAGGCACGTTCAATTCCTTTGCCATCCCCTTCAAACTCCGGGATATAAAGCCGACCTCCTGGACCCGGTTTTGTCCCTCTCCCCTGAGCAGTTGCAGATAGTCGATGCAAACAAGGCCGATTCCCTCCTTTCTTTTCAGCCTCCGCGCCCTGGCCCTCAACTCCGAAACGTGAAGACCCGGCGTGTCGTCGATAAAAACCGGGGAATCAACCATACTCCCGACTGTATTCGCCATCCTTGACCAGTCCCCATCCTGAAAATTCCCGACCCTTGCCCGAGCCCCGTCTATTCTCGACCGTCCGAATATCATCCGCTTTATGAGCTGCTCTTTGCTCATTTCCAGCGAGAAAATAACGGCAGGCACCCCCCTTTCGATTGTTGCCCCCTCTACGATGTTCCCCATCATGGCGGATTTGCCCATTGCCGGGCGGCCTGCCAAAACGATCAAATCCGGGGCATTGAGACCGTTCAGTGACTGATCAAATTTCTCAAACCCGGTCTCTATCCCGGCAATTTTCCCCCGGTTGTTAAATGCGGTTTCGATTTCTTTGAATGCTTTGGGCAGGGTGATTTTGATCCTTTCAGCCCCTCCTCCTCCCGTGTGCATGTCGAACAAAGCAGCTTCAATTTTCGCCTGCAACTCGTCGGCCGGTAGGTCTGCGTTGCGCTCAATGGCCTTTGCAATATTCATCAACTGGCGTTTTTTTGATGCTTCTTTGAGCTGTTTGCACGAATACCCGATTATTGCAGACGATGGGGCAAAATCCACCAGCTCCGCTATGTATTCCGGCCCGCCGACCTTATCCAGTACCCCCATTTTTTTCAGTTCGGTTGCAAGCGTCACCGTGTCGGGGATAATCTGATTTTCCGCCATGTTTGCCATCACCCCGAAGAGCAGTTGATGTGACGGCAGAGTAAAATCCTTCGCGCTCAGGGTTGACAGGGCGATATCAAGGGCTTCCTCGTCGATAAAACAAGCCCCGAAAACAGCCTTTTCGTTGTCGATGTCCATGGCGTCAATCCAGCAGGTTCGGCATTAGCCGATACGGTGACACCGATTGTTCTTCGCTACCCTGGTTCAGGTACGCCTCAAACTTTGTGCCGAATAATGTCTCAGGCCGCAGATACTCCACCATTTTTGGGTCCCCTCTCCATTGATCCGTTTTGGTGTCAATGACACTTTCAAAATCCGCCAGCCGGAAACCCTCTCGCCATCGCGCCTGAATGATCTGTCTGGTTTTCGGTGTTGTGGGGCGGAATGCCTTCCCGGTTTTGTCGTTCAGGTGGTTTATAATTTTCTGAAAAGGGACAATGTCTGGTGGTTGTTTATATGATGGTTCTTTATTACGGTTTATGTGACACTGTGTCACCTCGTATATGTCGTCAATGTCACACGGTGCGGTCGTCAATGTCACATCGTTGTGACACTGTGTCACATCGTGGATCGGAAGGGTATAGAGGTTTGTTTTTTTTATCCCTTGGGCTGTCCTTTTTCTGTAGAAAAGTAGTTTTTTGTCGTTCAGGGATTTTACCACCCTGATAATCGTCCGTCTTGAAACCCCTGTTTTTTTTGCTATCCCCTGCATTCCCGGCCAGCATACCCCTTCGTTGTCAGCGTGGTCTGCAAAGGCAATCAGCACAAGTTTCTCTGTCGGTGAGCAATTTTGTTTCCATGCCCACGACGTGGCTTCTACACTCATTTTGCCGCTCCTAAAAATAGCAATAAAAAACCCAGATCAAGAGAGGTGCCGCTCTCCTAATCTGGGTGCATGGGTCAAGGACCCTTGAACACTATTTCATTGCAACTCGCCCGGCACGGTTCGTTACAACTGTCTGTTTTTTTGTAGTTCAAATCTACCACAGCATTGATTATGAATCAATGATTATCGCGCCTTTTATCCCTATTTCATGCAACTATTTGTAGCCGGCTATGGGGAGCAAAAACGGGCTTTCCGGCATTCTCCTCGTAACTTTTGCGACCCTCAAATGCCTCGGCTACAGCCTGTTCCTCATGCGTGAGCCGAGCGAAATCCTTTTTGCCGTAATCCTCCGGGAGCCAGCCCTTACCCCGGCAAGCTATGGTGTTAAAACGGCGCAGAATATCCATGTCCTTGAACGTCAGATGAATTGTCCCTTTCTTGTAGGCGATCATCTTAAAGTAGGTATTTTCGGCCTTCAATTCGCCTTCCGCAAACGCCGCCTTTAGTGCGTCCGCCATCGAAAGATATTCGCTCCCGCCGTCAAAATAATTCATCACCTTGTCGATGTCCCCGAGTTGTTCCGCTGCCCTATGGTCGAGTTGTGGGCCGTTATAGCCGAAGAACGGACTGCCATAGCTGGCGCGGACAGGGACGACAACCCGCTTCCCGACCTTGAACGCCTTGTTCGTCTTCCAGCCGTTGTAATAATGGATGTTCTTCTCATATTTGTTGTCTTCGTGCCAAGAGTGGCGGATCGTGAACATATCGAAGATATCCAACACCGCATCGGTCAGCGTCTGCTCGTAACTGCCGATCAGGTTGATCACGAATTGCCGAATATTCCCCTCCGTGAAATCCATGTGGCAGCGGTCATTCAGCGCGTGCTCGAACTCCTCCTGTTTTTTCGACGTGAGCCGAGAACGAACCTCTTTTAGATCCAACGTCCTCCGCCAGTAGTCAACACGCACGTCTTTCAGGAGGGCGTTCAGGGTGCCCTGCATCCTTTCGGTCAAATCGCCGGACGCCATACTATGCAGCTTCGGCTCGGCGTTAATCCCCAAATATTTACCGACCCGTCTAAAATTGCGATAGTAGTTGATGATTACGTCCGTCCCGGTCTGGATTGTTTGGTTGTATTCGGCAACCAGCTCATCAACGGTCTTGCCGGTCGACACTTCGTGCTTATCCTCCACCGTCTCGTAAGAGCGTGAGCCGTGGTCGTCACAGTCGGCAAAGAGGTCGTCTTCCACATGGCGATCAACCTTGAGGTAAACAAGAGCCACCTCAACCCCGGTCTTGCGCTCGGCCGAATTGAACGCTCCTTGAATGAATTCGATATCGGCTCCCAACTCGTCCAGTCGGCGAGTCAGTTCCTTGCGGGTGTTGGTGTGGGGGTTGCGGATCGTCTCGGCGTTGAGCAGACAGACAATCTCGCCACGGTAAAGAATCTCGATGGCCTTTAGCAGGTGCCGGTCGCCGTTGTCGAAGGGAGGGTTCATAATAATGGTGTCGAATTTGTCCGGCCCGGCATATTCCAGAAAGTCGGAATCCAAAACCCTGACCCCTTTACCTCGCAGGGTAGCCTGAAGTGTCGGATCTATCTCGATTGCGTAGATGTCGGCGTTTTCAAACGGCCGGTGGTGGTAACGCTCATAGGCCCGGCCGTGGCTCTTCAGGGCCTCAATCAGATCCCCTTTCCCCGCTGAGGGTTCCAACACTTTTCCGGCGTGTTTGATCTTCGCTACCATGCGAAACGCCAACTCTGGCGGTGTTGGGTAAAATGTTGCGTTTTCAAACATGAAGCGTTTCCTCCTGTTTTCCTGATTTACAACGGAACCACCGTGATTTCCGCTCTCGGGTTTTCTTTGTCAAACCCCCACTCGACAAACCGCATTTTTACCTGCCGATCGTTGTGGTAGGCGTGCCCCTGCAAAACGTCCAGAATCACCGACTCGTCCAAATCGGGTCGGCGGCTTGCGTAATAGATTTTCATGACCACGAAAACATCACCGTCAATCGGGGTCAGCTTCAGGGCATTAAGCTGGTATCCTGCGGCCGTAACGTAGCCTCTCGCCTTATCCGACTTGATGGAGCGGGTCTTGCCACCTATTCTGACAATTTTGCGACTGTTGGCCTTGCTGGCGGGTTCGCCGTGGATGATAAAGTCAGGCTCCGCGCCGATGATGGACCTGACCAGTTCAATCGCCTGCTGCGGCTGCCAGTACGGGCATTCGTGTTTTGCAATTCCCTCGGTTGCGGGGATGCAATTCCAGGTTTCTCCGCTGTCGTGGTTGCAGGATAGCGGCAGGTCGGCATTATCTGCAAAGCAGGCGCGCATCATTTCACAATCCCCCGCGCGGTGTCATAGCTAACACTTTCCCGCAATATGGACAAAAGACAAAGTTGTTGTCGTCAGGATCGCCGTCATCGAAAGCAAACATATTGTTGCATTCCGTTCCCCAATTTCCATCGTCGTCAGCGGTCCAAATACACGCATTCAATCTGTGTTTTTTCACAATTCCCTCTCTTCCAGTTGTAAAGGATTTCTTGACAACTCATTTTACTGATACCAAACGGACAATATAACGCTGACAAAAGCTGTTATAATCCCACCAAATATCATGACCGTCTGCACAATCATTATAAATGTCGGGGGATATTCCCCCTCGTCCCGGCAACACTTGTCAATGTGTATCCAGCACACCCCCGCCAAAGTTATCAGAGCTGCGGTTATATAGATTTTCAAAAAAAACATTATTTCTCCTATTCTAACTACCGCAGCACCGGACCTGCGGCCGGTGTGCGTCCCCGGTCCCGTGAGATCAATCGTTAGCAGGCAGGTAATTCGGGCTCAATCAGCCTGATCCACCGTCCGCGCATCTCTTCCACATATTGATGGCGGGTCCACCCGAACTGTCCCTTAGAGGCAAAACACCGACCGTCCATCCCGCTTGCCAAAATTGATACCGGTATAGGTACATCATCGGGGTCTTCGTTCCACCACCAGTACCACCCCTGATCAGTCGGTAGCTCTTTCGACCAGGCGCCTGCTAACCCCGCAATTGAGCCGGACGAGTTTACCTTTAGCAATTCGCGCTTCCACGGTATCGGTGTGTTGTCACATCGGCAATAATCTTCACTCATTCCGCATTTCGCACATTCCATGTCGTCCTCCCATGTTTCGTTGTCGCCGCTCATTGTTAACCGTTAGGCGCTTCGATTACCACCAGTTTTGTCAATAACGATTGGGTCGTTGTGCTGCATGAGTAGCCTCCTGAAATGTTCTTGGTTGGTATATTCCGCGTCCGGGTCTATCCCGTTGCGG